TGCCATTAAAACTCAAAAAACATGGAGAGCCAACAAAAAGCCTGGTGAGTTCCGGCCCGAGTGGAAAAACCCATCCACCTGGTTAAACCAGAAAAGTTGGGAAGATGAGGTGGAAATTGAAAAATATACAAGTGAAAAACCCATCATTACTGGGTAGCATGACCCCTCGTCAAATATGGCTTATGGAAATAGCCGACGACCTTGAACACCTCAGACGGGAATTAGGGACGTTTTTAAGAATGAGGGTAAGCCAGGAGTTTATAGAGGCGAGGGATCTGCTCACCGACATAATTCAACAGACGATGACTATTCTATCCCAGGAAAGGGAATTGTTAAACAATGAAAAGTAAAGAAGAATTGAAGGAATACCAAGGAGAAGACCGGGTAATTTCGTCCTTTGAAATGGAGCAAATCATCCGGGACCGCAAGAAGGAAGGCCAGGGAGTCCAGTTAAAAAGCGGGATGAGCCTAATAGATCACTACCTGGAAGGAGGATTTCAGCCGGGTGAACTCTACGTCATCAGCGGCCTGACAAAGCATGGGAAAACCCTACTGGCCCAGACCTGGACCACTTCGTTTATTGAACAATTATCTCCGCCGCTATGGTTCACCTACGAAGTGCCCGCCGGCCAATTCCTGAGCCAGTTCCCCACCTTTCCAATGGTTATGATGCCCAGAGAACTGAAGTCGATGGACATGGACTGGGTAGAAGAAAGGATCTTGGAGTCAGAGGCCAAGAACTATACCCGGGTGGTGTTCATCGACCATCTTCACTTCCTGTTCGATATGGCCCGGTCAAAGTCCCCCAGCTTAGAGATAGGCACAGTGGTTAGAAAACTGAAGCGGATCGCCGTCGAGCAGGAGATGACTATTTTTCTGCTTTGTCACACAACCAAAGTTCAGCAAGGGGAGGAGATAACATGGAGAAATATTAGAGATTCAAGCCTCGTAGCCCAGGAATCTGACTCTGTTGTTCTTATTGGCAGGACTCCTGACGTTGCCGAGAATGCGGCCTATGCCGAGGTTTGTTTTCATCGGCGAACCGGGGTAATGAATAAGGGAGTACGGTTGATTAAAGATAGAGGTATTTTAAGGCAACTGGAATTATAACCAATGAAAACTGTAATTTTAAACAAAAATGAGGTGTATATTGCCTCTATTGTCGGGATAAGGCGTAACATAACCAGCCGGGATTCCAAGGATTGCAATAAGGTGCAAAATAAGGATTTCGGGTGGCACATCGACATCGAGGCCGCAGGGGCAGAGTTGGCTTTCGCCAAGTACATGGGTCTTTATTGGGATTTTAGTGTAAATACTTTTAAAAAGCAGGATGTCGGTGGCTACCAAGTCCGGCACACCCAGGTAAAGGATGGTAAATTAATAATCCGTCCAAAGGATAATCCCGAAGAAAAATATGTACTTATTGTGGGAACGGGACCGGAATATCTGATTGCCGGCTGGATATGGGGGTATGAGGCAAAACAAGACCAGCATATTTTTAAGGGGTTTAACGGTATGCCGGATTGTTGGATGGTTCACCAGGAGTCTTTAGATCAATTTGATGACCAAAATACAATTTTAGAGGAGGAAATCATGGCGTTTGAACAAGACAAAGTCATCTGGATCACCGACAAAACAGGGGTAGTCCCCGAGGAGTACCAAGGCAAATGGTCCCTGAAGGCAGTCCAGAAATACACCAGCCAGGGCGCCGAGAAGGTCAGCTACGACTGGGTACATAAGGAAAAATGGAACCCTGAGACCCGTCAGCGCGAGATGCCGGCCAAGGCCAACGCCGCTATGGGGGTGTATTTAGGGTCCAAGGATCAGGCCATTAAGGCCCTGGAATCCATGCTTCTCAGTCTGGGGAAGGCTGCGCCGGCATTGGAAGGTGATGATGTTCCGTTTTGAAAAAGGTCTTCAATACAAATTTGTCCACTTGGACCGAAATTAAAAAAAGGAGGTTAAACCATGAAACCAGAGTCCATCAAAAATATCCGAGAGAAGGAGGAGCCATGGTATGCGGACATAATGCCACAAATAGAAAAAATCGAAAAGGCAAGGGGAGTGCCCCAGGTGCCAGACCACTTATCCGGGGAAAGCATGAAAAAATTATTGACTGCACCCGAGGCCGCTTCGTTTATGAGGTCGTCCATCCACACAATTCGAGCCTGGACAAATCAGCGAAAAATCGCGGTCGTCAAAGCCGGACGAAAATGCCTCTACCGTCAAGAGGATTTGGAAAAATTCTTAGAAAAGGGCTATAGGCCGGCGAAGGACTAAGCCTATGTACCCTATCGCGAGGATGGTAGATTTTTATTGACAGGTTTAAAAAAATGTGTGTTATAATCCGATCATGGACGAAAAACCTAAAAAAAAGCCTGGCCGTAAGAAGTTAGAGGTGAGTATTTATTACGAAGTAAGTTATTACTAATACTAAATAACTTGGATTAAAAAATGGGTAGACCAAAAGGATCATCGACAAGAAAGCATTTAACTGTCGGAGAATTATGTAAAAAACTAAAATTTGACCCGGTTAATGAGTTGATAACCCTTAAAGACCAGTTATTTACACGAATTGATAAGGATGGTAATCAGGTTGAAATAGGATGCAGTCCAGAACTTAAGGCAAAAATCATGGTTGACCTTCTTCCTTACATCCATCCCAAGCTCTCTACCGTCGAGGTAAAGGGAGAAATCGACATCACAAAACCCCTGGTGATCCTGAATGGCCTCATCCAAACGTAGGCCTGAACTCCACTTCGATACCGAAATAGCCAAGTTTACCCCTCGGCAAATGCAGGCCGTTCAGGCCGTTGATTCCAAAAAATCGAAATTCATTTTATTTGGTGGCGCCCTCGGTGGAGGTAAAAGCTATGGCCTCCGCTGGCTGGCTGCGCGTCTCTTGATGGAGTTCCACGCCAGATATGGCCTAAAATACGTCCAGGTTATGCTCGCCTGCGAGGATTTCCCAAGCCTCAAGGATCGCCAGATTTCCAAAATAGCCCGGGAGTTCCCGGAATGGATGGGGGTTTCCTTCCTGGATCATAAGGATTACGGCCGCTGTTTTATTCTGTCTCCGGAGTACGGGTCCGGGGTGATCTGCTTCCGGAACCTTGACGACGCATCAAAATATGCCAGCGCAGAATTCGCCGCAATCCTGGTTGACGAACTGACCAAGAACAGCCTGGATACCTTCAACTTTCTTCGGACCAGGCTCCGCTGGCCAGGAATACCGGACCAGGAGTGCATTTTTGTAGCCGGAACGAACCCTGGGGGAATTGGCCACGGCTGGGTCAAGTCCCTGTGGATGGACCGGACATTCCCGGATGAATTTATCCATCCCATAGATTACAGCCCTCAATTCACTTATATCCCCTCCAAGGCCGATGACAACCCCTACCTGGATGCTTCCTACTGGGCAATCCTCAGCACGTTGCCTGAGACCTTGCGGAAGGCTTTTAGGGATGGTGATTGGGATACCTACGTCGGCCAGGCGTTCCCGGAGTTTGGGAAGAACCATATTATCAAGCCAACGACTGTCCCGGACGGAGCCCGGATTTACATGACTTTTGATTGGGGTTATGGCGCCCCGTTCTCCCTGCTCTGGTGGTGGGTGGATGGTGACGGACGGGTTTATCTTTTCAACGAGTGGTACGGGTGGAACGGATCACCCAACCAGGGGCTTCGGCTGACCGATCCGGAGATAGCCAAGGGTATTCTGGATCGTGAAGACAGCCTGAAGATCGTTCACAAAGACGTGATTAGGCTGGCCGGACCGGATTGTTTCAACAAAAAACCTGATTATAAAGGCGGCGGGCAAGGTCCCAGCACTTCGGAGGTCTTTTCCTCTCTTGGGATTCACATGAGTCCTGGCGACCCGAGCCGGGAACTGAAAATCCGGCAATTCCGGGAGAGATTGCGGGTTCTTCCAGACGCTGCACCGATGATGCTGGTTTATGATTCCTGCCCACAGTTCATTAGGACTATGCCCTTGATTCAGGTAGCCAAGAACAATCCGGAATACTTGGAAGAGGATGGGGAGCTGCATTGTTTCGACTCTGCTTGCCATATCGCCATGGCCCGCCCCCTGGCTCTGTCCCAACCTAAGCCGATCAAAACC